TGTGACTCCTATTCTGAGTTCCGACCAGGCCCAATGTGATTGCTCACTCTAGGTCAGAACCACCGCCGCATGCTCCCACCACATGCTGCCTGCCGGAAAGTTGGGGCCGGCCGCCCACGGTCACATGTGCTAGTCATGTTTTGTATACCGCAACCGCCAGCGGTGATCCTTACTGTTCAAAGCCCGAGATCAAAGGCCTGGTGGATGTATTGTCCCGGTTACCAACCCGAGACTCACAGCTAACTTTTCGACTACCGGGGTGGCTGAAAACCCCTGACTGCACAACGGCACCCGTCCTTCCCCGAGACGACGTTACGGTGGACAAGTGTGAACACGCGCTTTTCACCTACGCACCTATACCCTGAAGCACCCTGTTAGCGTGACCGGCCTCCTACCAGCGCCACTGAAGCTCCACGCAGCGGGAAACAAGGTGGTGACAAACCCCCGCAAAGGGGACCGCCGAACGAACAGCGTCCACACGGAACCTAACGAATAAACAACTACCCCTAGGGGCAGGTCAGGGTCGCGGAACCAGCACCTCTTCAACCTCTAACCGGATCGCTTTCGCGGCGGTTTTAGACTACGTATGGATTAGCCCCACCATGGGGTACAACCAACAGACAACAGGTAGGCTTGGGTTAATACGCCCGTACCCACACACAACACCCTTCCTCCTAGCCGGCGTCCTAATACAACCATGGAGTTGGCGACATGAGATGAACAAACGAATGTTCACCGCTGGAGGGCTAAGTGCGTTCTGCCTCAACCGTCTAGGGGCGCCTAGACGTCCCGAATTAACAGTAACCAAAGAAGGGCTCACAGAGCCCCGGCCTAGCACTCCACCAATCGCCAGCCACCGGAGAGTCTTCAACTACCCAAGGCAACCCGAAGGTTGGGGTAATCAGGGAATCCTCAACAGCAACCTGTACTTCCAATGGTGTGTTGAAAGCACGAGCGAATGACAGACGGGCCGCCAGCGACGGTTCTTTGAACACGGCCTTACCCAAACGACTCAGATCCACACCGAGGTACTCGTAGTCCTTGTACATTGCATGTACGACCCGCCCCCTCCCAGTGTTCTTCCTGAGGTTGTCAGCCCACCTGCCAATAATCGGCACACCGATGGCCAAGGACAGCTCACAAAGAGCGATTCCGTGGAGATACGACTCCACAAACCGAGGGTCGTGCATGTGGGCGTGGTTAGAAGTACCTTGGCTAAGGACCTTCCTCCAATCACGCACCATTTGCCACCCACTGTCCAACTCCACCGGGGCGGATTGCCCAAAGCGCACTTCTTCCACCACACGGACAGGATTCTCCAAAACCATCTCATGGCCCGAGATACGCAGGGCAGTCGCTGCAAAGTCCTCCACCACCCGGGACACGACGGAAGGGGGCAAGAATACCAACGCGTTGTCACCGTCGACCAGAACGTCAAAACGGCACCCCAACTCCTTAAGAGTCGCGACAACGACAGCGGTCATGATCAACGAATTGCCCATGCCCGTGTTGAAATCCCCACTAGCCCTACCGCCCTCCCGGGAGAACTTTACACCGCCCGCAGTCACACCTGCGTTTAGCAGTTGGTGCCCCAAAGCACTCTGGAGTTCCCTGTCACCAGGGAACGCGGCGTGATACACAGGATGCTCACCCCGCTCCAACTGCCACCTGTCAACGTGGGCTTCGAAGGCCCGACCATCAACCTCAAAAACAACGCAACCTGGGATAGACCGGAACTTACGGACTATGAGATTCGCTCGTTGTCGTTGGTTTAGACCTTTAGCAACAATCCTGGATGGTTGGCCATTGAAGAGCCGCTTGCCTGTGAGGTAGCCCCACAACCAATGCTCGAACGGCTTCAGCCGAGACGCAACGACCAAGTTGTACCTAGGTGATCGTGGAAAAATCATCCTTGGTTTGGGCGACTTGGCCATCGCATTTACCTTCTCAGCCTTCAAGAAACCCTTGATGTAATAGTCCGACGAGCGCAACGGACCATCCACCTCCAACGAGTTACTTGCCTCAACATACCTACGGCGGAGAGAACCAGTGTAAGATTCCGCCGTTTCCAGGTAGGACCATCTCTGCCCGCTATACCGACTACCTACCAACCTGAGCTTCCGAAAAACCTCAAGTACAGGCGCCCTAGCAGCCTCGACCGAGCCTGGCGTTGGTCCTAGAGATCGCGTTAACAGGGCCGCGATTTCATTGTCACTATTGTTCGCGTGGACAGTGGGAACCCAGGCCCCACAAAATTGTTGTGCCCACGCGGTATACATCTTCCGAACACGAGGTAAGGAGCCAAGCCCAGCCTTGTATGAGAGAGTTGCACCTTCGCGCAGGGGCGGTAAGACCCCTTTGTAAACAATGCCCTCAAGACAGACCTGGCCACCCTAAAGCCTTGTGTTCCACCAATTTCCCCCTTGACGGTCACTCCCCTTGTCGGCCACCTCGGTACCTAACATCAAGACCCTTTCAGCATCCGTTTCCTGTGAGGACCTGAAAACGGACAGGGCGACACTGAGTGGAAGCTTACCCGCAACCTCAGCATCAGTTAGATACCTCGTCTTGCACCATTCCTGAGCACGTGCCTTCAACCCCGCCACCAGGGCAGAGTCACGTGGCCTGAGAAAGGCGTAAGTGGACAGACGAGCTACAAGCTCTGGGAAGACAACGACCTCACGGCCGTCCATCCCCAAACGCAAGAACGGAGTCTTCTGAACAACAACTCCTTCTTCCAGCTCGTCTTTAGACAAGGGGCGTGTTTTAGCTATACCACCGCCCAGGTACTTCGACCCGCAATCGAACTGTGATGCTAGAAACCTAGCTCCTCTCGGCAAGTCCTTGAAGGTGAGGTCTGGAGTCCACCGACCCTTCAAAAACGCAGAGAGAAGACCAGGAGCCAAGCCGAGTTCCCCGCCTAGACGGTTCACCCACACAGCTCTCTTCCGAATCCTGGACTCACCAGAGTCCTCCGGGGCGCTCCTGACCCCGTGCGGCATCTTACCGTCCAAAAGCTTGCAAAGACTAGTGGCGGCGTCGTCCGAACTGGCACGACAATATACAACTCCAGCGTCACCGTTAGACTGGAGGGTTGGCAGAGGTACGCTCTTGCAGGTGCTCAAACAATTTTCGCCAGAGGGGAACAAACCCTGACGCAAATGCAACTTCTTGAAACCTTTCTCAAGCCACGAAAGCTTGCGCTCTTCCCCAAGAGCGGGCATCCCTACGACGGGAATCTCAAGAACTTCCCTTTCGACATAGTCCCGAAGAACCACGCGTCCAGGTGACCACCTAAAAGCACGCCTATACTCACAGCCGCTGACTGGCAAGGCTGGGGGCAACTTCACAACCGGAACAACGGTGCCGATAGGGGGACCTACCAGCACACCGCGCTCCGATTCGTCGCCTCCCGGTCTAGCAAACCGCGAGTTTCGGCCCTCTACGACCACAGGTGCCATGTGTGGAAGCCGGACTATTATGTCTTGCCCGTCCGGATTGGGCACGTCAAAAAGACTCAGATTGTCATAGATGGCATGGGTTGCCAGCCCGCCGGCTTGCGTGAAACCTCGGCGCACCAATAGAGACTGGTTTCCCCCCAGTAGGGCCCTGGCTGCCCCAGGGTGCTAAGACTGGTTTCCCCCCAGTAGGGCCCTGGCTGCCCCAGGGTGCTAAAACGCCCAGTTGCTCATAACGCGAGCTCTGGTAAGTGTGACGGAGGGTCTATTCGCGCTGACCAGGCGCATCCCTTAAAACACATCGATCATCAGCTGGGCCTTCCCACCGCCGTGTAAGGATGTACGACTTACGAGTTCGTTGCGGGCCGCCAAGTTCTTTATTACAGGTGTCCATGGCAAATCCCCATATCCACTCTACACACCACCGCTGTGCCAATCGCGATGGGGGAGTAGGCGCGTCCACTAAGACATGGATTGCTCCCCAGGGCTAGCTAGGGTCACTGTGTCCGGAGGCCCATAACGGGCTCGAACCCCGAGTCGCCACAAAGTCTCGGGCTGCGGCAAGCCGCTCGGGGCGTTAACGCGCCCCATCGTTCCGGATTTGCCTCCGGTGCAATACAATGGGCCTCCCACAGCCTACGGTGTGTTGCCGCCAGCGTGCCCCAGCCACCGCGATGCACACAGCACCCGCAATGGCCACGCGAACACAACCGACAGTCCCAGTCGCTCCCAAGGACCGGCGCCCCCCGGCACCTGCAACTCACGAGATGGATAACCGAGCAGCCTATGCCCAACCCAGAGGCATAAACTAACTCAGCAATAAGGTCACATGTCTACGACATCTGGACAGGGTCTAAAGCGAATACCCACCCTGTGACCGCACCACCACGCCCACAGATTCTACCCTGTGGACCGCGT